TCATGGTGGGATGGCTTATTTCTTGAGTCCGTCGGCATCGACCGTGACGGCGACATGCTGACGATCCTAACCACGACCGCTACGGGCTTTCCACAGTTGCAACAAGTGCCGTGGCATCAGATGGGCGTTCGCGACCTGATGACCGGACCGCTGACTGAAGGACCATACGCCGGGCTCGAAATGGTCAACGGCGTCATTCTCTCGCGTTTAGGGCGGGCTGTTGCCTACCGAGTGCTCGGTAAGACTGTTGCCGATGACCGAGATATTCCTTCGACCGCTGCGCAACTCACCCGCGACCCTCGCGAAGTCGGACAGGCTCGCGGCATCTCGGCGCTTGCGCCAGCCATCCTAGATCTTCGCTGTTTAGCGACGCTCGGCAATGATATCCGCGTAGCGTCGCAGATGGCCGCTAAAATCGGCCTAGTCGTTACCAACCAGACAGGCATCGCCGACGTTAGCGACCCCGCTTATGCGCTCTCCGAGCAAGCGTCCATCAATCCGACTGGCATTCGCATGGAACAAATGCAGGGCGGCACAATCCAGTATTTTCAACCCGGCGAAAACGTCACACAACTCAAGTCCGAGATCCCGTCCGAAGCACAGGACCGTTTGCAAGAGCGACTGATCAAACAAGCGTGCCTTGCGATGGGATGGCCGGTCGAGTACGTCTGGGGGCTGGATAAAATGGGCGGCGCAAGTGCGCGGATCGTTTTGGAGCAGGTGAACCGCGTAACGTCCGACCGTCATCAATACCTCTCGCAGGCGTGCAAGCGTCGCTGTGCTTTTGCGGTGGCTCGCGCTGTCGAACTGGGCCTGCTCCCAGCTTACAAAGGTGCGGACAAGGACAAGGGAGGCGCATACCAGTTTCGTTTTACATCACCTCCACGCCTGACCGCTGATAGCGGCTACGCCTCACGCGACGCCATCGAAGGCTATCGTGCGGGCATGCGTTCAATGTCCGAGATCCTGGGCGAAGGCGGGCTTACTATTGACGAGCACCTTGACGCCATCGAGCAGGACGAGCTTAATATCCGCGCACGCATGGAGCGCAGTAATCTGCCACGAAGTGTGTTCGGGATACTGACACCTAACGGGCAACCGCCTGATATGCTACCACCTACAACGCCATGAGCTTTTCCCGCATTATTTCAAAAGTTTACGGCGAACCGTGGTTTATTTCCCCCGCAGGCTTTGCCGCAATCGACCGCATCTTGAGGCCGCGCATCAATGGCGACAACGGCGAGATGCCGGATATGAGCGCATTCGTTAATCCTCGCGAGCCAATGATGATAGACGCTAACGGCATCGCTCACATTGAGATTTGCGGCACGCTGGCACGAGATATTTCCCCCATTGAAAAATGCTGTGGCGCAACCGATTATGAAGACATCGAGGAAGAGCTTGAAGCCGCTATGGAGGCACGCTGCCGTGGAATTTGGCTGGAGATTGATTCTCCCGGCGGCGCTTGTAATGGCAATTCTGAAGTGGCCGACAAGCTGCAAGCCATAAGCCGTCAGATTCCAACACTTGCTTACACTGACGGACTGGCATGCTCGGCTGCGTACAATATCGCAGTAAGTTGTCGCGAAATCTGGGCGTCACCAAGCGCAACCGTAGGCAGCATTGGCGCCATCATTCCGTGGATTTCAACGTCCGCAATGTGGGCTGAGGAGGGCATGGAATGGGATCCGATCACAAACGCCGAGGGCGATCTAAAAGGCGCGATGATGGGGCCGGAGCTTACGGCTGCTCAACGTGCGTCGCTGACCGAGTACGTCCAGGACAACTTTGACCTTTTCCGTTCCAACGTGCTACGTAACCGCAACGTGCCCGCCGAGGCAATGCGCGGGCAGGCGTTTCTGGCAAGCCGCGCACTGGCAAACAAATTGATTGACAAGGTTGCCACCGAGGAGTTAGCGTACGCGCGACTGTTGGCGCTTGTGGGTTAGCGTTGATGTCCTTCATTTCATCTTAACCGCCGCCCGAGTTCCACGCTCGCGCGGCGTTTTGCTTTACATCGTGGCCATTGGTATATGGAGCTTCCTAATACCCTCGCCGAGGCGCTTGAGGCGCTGACCGCCACCCGTGCTGACGCGCAGGCAGTTGAGACCCTCACCGCCGAACACACGGCGACTTTAGCCGCACTTTCTGCAACGCAGGCCGACCTAAGCGCAGCAGTGTTGGCGTTCCAATCGCTTACCGCCGAGCACACCGCAACGCTCGCAACTATGGCCGCTGCCGAACTCGACGCCGCTGCTAAGGCAAACGCAATTGTCGCAAATCTTGGCGTTGATCCAGTTGCCATCGTCGCCGCTGATTCGGTGCCCAAAACCAAAACGGAACTTTGGTCGGAATATAACGCGCTCCCAGTTGGAGCACGCAATGAATTTTACACGAAGCATCGTGACACCCTCCGCAGCTAAACCACTCTAAACTAACACTATATGTCCAACACAATCGCAGGTGTAAATCTCGCCCAAATCGCTCAGGAGTCGCTTCCTGCGCTGCAAGTTCTTTTTGCTCCCCTCAACGGCATCACTTACGATTTCTCCTCTGAGATCGCTGATCGTGGCGCAAGCATCACCACTCGTTATCCCGTAAACGTTACCGCGCAGGATTTAACGTCTGGGTTCTCCCGCACTGGCGTCCAGACAACTGCAAAAACCATAACCCTCGATAGTTACCCCGGGTTTGTCTATGGATTCAGCGACCTAGAAAGATCCAAGTCTTCGATCAACCTCAACGATTTGTTTGTGCAGCCAGCAATGCAAGCCGTTGGTGAAAGCGTGTTTGGCGCGTTGTGGAATCTGATTACCGCAGCAAACTTCACATCGACTCCGTTGACTTCGACCGCCGCAAACTTCGACCGCAACGATCTTGCCGATCTTCGTGCGCAGCTTAACCTTGCTGGCGCTCCTCAACAGGGCCGCGCGGTAGTTCTTTCGCCTGCGTATTTTGCGAGCCTGCTCAAGTCCCTTAACACGGCTGAGTTCCCCGGCTTCATTGCGCAGAAGGCTGAAGGCTTCATTCCTCGCGTTGCAGGGTTTGACGTTTACGAATCCACGCTTGCAGACGCAAACGGCGAATACCTCGCTGGATTTGCGTTCCACAAATCGGCGCTTCTGATGGCTGGTCGTTCCGTCAATGCCGACGGCGCTGTGCAGATGGGCGCTGAGATTGCTGACGTAGTGGTTCCTGGCATCAACCTGCCCGTGCAAATGCGCCGTTTTTACGACGTAAACACTGCGGAACTTGTCTACAGCTTCGGCATTCTTTACGGAATCCAGAAGGGCCGCTCTGAAATGGGCGTCCGTATCGTTTCCCAGTAAACTTAACCGGGGCGGGGGTTTAATCGCCTCCGCCCCTTTGAATTATCCAATTATGAGCGCAAAACTGACAATCGTCACCCGCGACAACGAAGTAATTCTGACCTCTGATAATTACGGCGAGGCAGTCGAACTTTACAAGGCATGCAATGACGCCGGGTTAATTCGGCTGTTTATTCTAGCCGAGCCTGACCGCGAAAAACGCAACAAGCCGCAAGCAGTAGCACCCGCTGCCAAGCGCAAGAAGACTGACTAATGGGAATGTGGTTTGACGCCGCGGCAAATGCACTCGCCCAGTCCTTGGACTTTATGGGCGAGGAATTTGATTATCTCGGCCAGACCTACAAGGGCGTGATTAACGAAACCAACACGTCGGAAGTCCTTAATTTTGGTGGGTTTGAGACGCATATCAGTTGCGAGATCTACATGCAAAAACGTGGCTTTCCAACACCGGAGAAAGGCGACCGACTAACCATCCGTGGCGTTGAGCGTCGCATTGTGCGGACCGCTGATCACCCAACCGCGTGGAGCATTTATCTGGAGGACGTTTCTCGATGATCGGCGGCATTTTAGCGGCAGCGATTGCAGACGCACTTAAGGCCGAGTTTCCCAACATCTACGTCGGGGAGCCGCAGGACAACGAACGTATTACATCGCCAGCCATCTTGTTGCAGCTTCGCTCAGACTCGGTTGTGGGCTCGCCGCTAGGCCGTGGGCAGTTAACCGTCATTGCAGTTTCGCAAGCCGACGACACAACGCCAGCGGCTCACGTTGCGTTTGTAGCGGCTGTGGATACGTTCATGCGCACCATTTCGATTACGTCAACCGTCGTGCAACTCGCTGGCATTGTAGCGGTATCAGACGATTCCGCGCACGCCGAGCGACACTGGCAAACTCCATTACAGTACATAGTTGGATTCTCACCTCTCTAAAAATTTATGAGCATCACATTTGGAGCCGACACGTTCGGCGTAACAAAACCATCCGGCTACCTGCAAGAGTCGTCCGAAGATAAAACCATCGAGATTGCCACAATCCGTGACGAACTTGGCAAAACGCTTGTGGCTCAAGCAAAACCACGCTCACAAACCATCACGACGGTGAAGACCAAATCCGACGCGGCCCTTTTAACGGTGCCGAGCTCGGGAGACTTCAGCGGCGCGACGATAACAAGCTCAAAAATGAGTCAAACCAATGACGACTTTTCGACCTCGGAGGCAACCTACACCCTTCACGAATAACATTTTATGGCTACTTTTGGCATTACTTTGGTGACATCGTCTGGGATTGTTGTTGAGTCCGTCGACGTCGAACACAAGTCCGAATTTAAACGGCTTGTGGGTAGCGACGGGACTCAATTTCAGACGCACATTTACGATGGATCTTTTGATTTTTCGGCACGAGGCAAAGGCACAAACCCTTTCAGCGTCGGGATAGGTAATCTTGGAATCAGCGCAGTAACCGGCAAAGCGTTTGTCACCTCGGCAAAACGCAATTCCAAAAACGACGATTTTATCGGCTGGGAAGCGTCGGGCGTCTCTTATCAGTACGCGACTTAACCGCGCACAGCGCAAACAATTATGAGCATCAACTTTGGAGCGTCTGCGTTTGCTGCAACTGTGCCTGCAGGGTATCTGCAAGAGTCGTCGTTTGAAGTCACACAAGAGTTGACCGTCATCAAAAACGAAGACGGCGCGGTTGCTCAAATTTTGCCAAAGTCTCGCACCAAAACTGTAACGCAAGTGCTGTCAAAGGGCGACGTTGCGCTTTTGACCGTGCCAACTGGCATCTGGTCAGGGCAACAATGCACGGGGGCAAAAATTAGCCAAACTAACGACGATTTTAGCCTATCGTCGGCAACTTTTACACTTTTGGAATGACTTTTGGCGTTACCATTGCAGGCAGTTACGGAGGCGTTGCCGAGGCCGCAGAGGTCGAACACGTTGCCGAAATTAAGCAGATCATCGACGAGGACGGCAATTTTGCAAAGGCGCGAACGCTCTATGTCACGCAACGGTTTTCGGTGTCGGGACGCGGCAACACGGTGCCGTTTTTAACCGGGCTAACCAGTCAACCGCCGACCGGAATCAGCGGCACGGCGTTTGTGGAGACCGCAAGGCAGACGACCAAAAACACAGATTTCCCCGGTTGGCAATACAGCGGAGTAGCCTATCAATTATTATGATAACACAAGGACACACATACCACGTAGTGGTTGACCACGAAGACGTTAGGCGTTCACCTAACACGGACATGGCAGCGGCTTGGCATTCGCTTGGCGGCGCGTTTGGCACTCCGCAGCTTGAGAAGGTTGTTGAGAATGGAAAACACTTTGCAACGTGGGTCTACGATGGCACAGAACCGCTTACATTTCCGTCAGGCGCAATGACGTTTGAAGAATTCAAAAAAGCGTGGAACTCGCTTGAATGGTGCCAGGCTAACGAATGGCATCCTGTGGCAATCATGCGAGCATTTCGCGACAACTCTCGCGACATGAAGCGGCAGGCGCACGAGATGGCTACGGGCGTGCGGCTGCGCAAGGGGCTGACAACGGCGGTCGTGTACGATCACTCGCCGGAATGGTTAAAACAAGACGCTGCTAAACTTGTATGAAAAACCCATTTATCACATCCACCACGGCGCTCGGTCCGCTGACGTTACGCGACCTCACCGCGCAGGACTGCATCAGCATGGCGGCGCTGGAGTCCGCTGGATTTTCCAACCTCGAAACGATCGTCGCCATGATTTGGCTCGCATCGCAACCGACTAAGGACGTTGAGCAGGCGATCGGAGACGGCACCGCTGAGTCGCTTATACGGGCATTTGTGCGAGTGTTTCCATTTCGGCTGCTGGAAGATGCGGGCGCATGGGTAACCGCGCAGAAGTCTGCGCAGGCTGACGCTCAGGTAACAATCATCCCCAAATCTGACGATACCGACCCTAAAGCACCAAAAAACTAGTGGGGCCGGGGTGGGCTGAATCCTTTGTGCTCACCTTGGCCCGTGAAACTGGATGGTCTGAGGATTTCATTTTGCGACGAATACCCATGAGCAAAGCCTTAAAATACTGGCACGCGGCAGTTTGGGGGCAAGGTGCGTGGACGACCAAAGAGACGCACGCAGATCCCAAGCAACGGGCTAGCGTTGAAGAATTACTTGCCGCCGTCCGTACTAGTAGGGAGGACGATGAAAGCTGAAATTGATTTTACAAAAGGCAAAGCCGAGTTTGATCGTTTTTTGGCGATGTCCCTAGCCGTCACAACCAAGTCAGCGCGCGAGGTTGTAGAGACAAATTTTCGCGGCGTTATGCGC